TTTCTGAGCGTTTGCCGAAAGCAGCGTCATCACGAGTGCTGCCGAAAACATCAATTTTTTGTTCATATAACCTATAAATATTAAACTTTCGATGCAAAAGTAACAAATATTTTTGGATTTTCTGCAACCTTTTGCTATCTTTTATCGTCTAATCTATAATTAATATTGATAATAGCATAAAAAGAAAGGAAAAGATTATGATTTTAAGTACAACTTGACGGCTTTTCCCAGTGTTTAAAGGGGTTCTTTGATGCTGGGAAAAATAGAAAACGCTGCAATCCTGCACTACGTTGCACCATTGCGGCTTTTCTCGCTATAAATAAACTGAATAAATACTGCAAGGAAATATGGCAACACTGAGATTATATCTAGATACAAGGGTAAAAAGGCAGGACGGCAAGTTCTCCATCCGTCTTGCCGTCAACCATCACGGTGGGACTGCATTCATATCCCTAAATCAATACTGCAAGAAGGACGAATGGGATAAAAGGGCTTGCAAAGTGCGTAAGCGTCCCGATCGTGATGCTGTCAACGACTTTCTTCTTGACCGTCTGAATTTTTATAATAGAATGATGATGAAGGCGCAATGCAGGGATACTTACCGTGGCGACATTACGGCTAGGGAGCTTCGTGACTTAATAATACTTGAAGCCGAGCCTGCAAGGGAAAAGGTCGCCCTGCTTCGAGATGGCTTCATCGCCTACGAGGGGAGAAATCTCCAAAAGAACACGATAAACAGATACAAGTACACTTGGGCTAAGATTGAAGCTTTCCTTGGAAAGGAAAAAGCGGCTCTTCTTACATACGATGAGATAAACCGCTCTTGGCTCGAAGCCTTCGATGCTTTTATGGCAAAGGAAGGCTTGTCTAGGAATACCAGAACCAGCAGGATGCTCTGTGTCGCTGCTGTCTTCAATCTTGCGATAGATAATGAGCAAACGAAAAACTACCCCTTCCGCAGGTATAGCCTTCGGATTGAGACAACGAAAAAGCGAGACTTGTCTGTTGAGGAAATCCGGTCTATATTTGATGCTGGTGGCGATGAGCTGGTCGATATGTTCCTGCTTATGTTCCTGCTGATTGGTATCAATGTGCGTGACTTATTCGCCTTGACAAAGGATAATGTTATCCATGGAAGGCTGGAATACGACCGTGCAAAGACTTGCAGGCATTACTCCATCCTTCTTCATCCCGAAGCTCTCAGAATCATCGAGAAGTACAAAGGGGAAAAGAAGCTGCTTCGCTTCTCGGAACATTTCAAGAACGTTGATTCTGCAACGGTAATGATTAATAAGAAGCTAGGAAAGGTTCGCCCTGGGCTTACTACGTACTACGCTCGCCATACGTGGGCATCTATAGCCTTCAACCTTGGAATACCAAAAGACGTAATATCGCTTGCGCTGGGTCACTCGTTCGGTGTCCGGGTAACTGATACCTACATCAATGCAGACCTATCGAGAGTAGATGAAGCAAACCGCAGGGTTATTGATTACGTGCTGTACGACAAAAAATAGCCTTATTTCTTGCGAATTTGCCGAAGAAACGGCTCAAATTGTTTTCTGGGATAGTTTTACATGCTTACCACGTAAGCGGCTCAGAACGCAAATTTCGGGGTAAATCGAAAGAAAGAGCAAAAAACATAGATAGAATGCAGGTGGTCGGGCTGCTTGCGGAACAAAAAAAGGGACTGGCTTTCGTCAGTCCCCTTTTATATAATTTATAAATTGTCAAACTTCGTTTTCTTTTGCCATTTTGAGAAATTCATTTCTCTTATATCGTTTAATGTTGCCATTAAGGTACGCGAAATATATCATCCCGTATTTATCTACTCCGCTTTCGTAAACATCGCTATTATCACGCATATTATCGTACATCGTAATAGCCATCTTGTTACGAAATATATCACTACCTTTTGCATTTATCTTCATATTTCTGACTTAACCGTGATGTCGAGGGCTAAGAAATATTATAAATCGAATAAAACTCTTGGAAGACCATTGAATATAACAGGAGATTCCTTCCAGTCTATAGTAACCCAGTTATTATACTCGGCTATTTCTTCTTCATTGTTAGGGTAGCTTCCCTGCCAATCGTTAAGGAAATAAGCAGTACCATCTTCGTAGCAAACAAAAGAAGTCTTGCTGTACTCAGAAGACGCAAAGACGAGATACGAACCGCCTTCGCTTAATTCTTGTATGTCGTCTATGGTGTATGCTACTTTTTCACCAGAACAATTATACTCTGCTTGTTCGATGAGTTGTTTTGCTAAATCTTTTGTAATCATAACTTTGGCTTAACCGTGTTGCCTAGGGCTTAAAAGTTACTGAATGTTTTATTGTGCTTATCTCCTAAACACGATGCAAAGATATTAATATTTTTCCGTTCCACCAAAACTTTTCTAGAAAGATATTAATATTTTAACTTTTATTGGCTGTTTGTGTCGTAAGCACGGCTATTTTCGGTCGTTTTCGGTCGTTTTCGGTCGTTTTCGGTACGTTTTCGGTCGTTTTCGGTACGTTTTCCACGCTTTATATAATAATAACCTGCACGCATTAGCTAGAATGAATATAATCTAACTCTCATATCCCCTACCCCTTTTCTCTCAATGAAAAGTGTTCTTCAAACAAAAAATGGGCAGAAAAACGCTCTCCTGCGCTTCCTGCCCTTCTAAAAATTGATATTATGATTGAACCTATTGAACTCTCTTCTTGATGCGCTCCTTTATCCAGTTTACCGCAAGAAGGAACAGAAACAGAATCACGCAATCGCCAATGAATAGCCTTACCTTGTGCCAAGTGCTCGCTGGCTTCTCTACCTCCTTGGTCTTGTATCGGTTCACGTAATGCTTGACCTTTACTGTGTCGGTCACGAAAACATAGGTATCGCCTACGATGGTGTCCGTCTTGGTCGTTGTCTTCCACCTGGTGGTCGTAAGGTTGTGCCACCGCTCCTTGATTACGGTGTCGCCCTTGATGTACACCAGTACGCTGTCCTGCTTGAATACGCTGTCCTGCTGCCGGGTGTCCTGCCAATGGATCTGTCGCTGGTTCACGCTGTCAAGTCTTACACTGGTGTGTGCGCTGTCGTGATAAACCGTGTTATTTGTGGCTGTTTTTGCGCAGGAACAGCCCAAAGTTAAAAGTGGGGTAATTATAAGTATGACGAAAAAAAACGCCACAGAACGCAAATTTTGCCCTATTCTTGAATTTTCCATACTCTATAAACGTTAGATTGATATATTTATTGTGTAAGCACCTTAATTTTCAGAACTTCCTTGGCTCGCTTCAAATACTTTTCGCATTCTGCCAGCCCTCTGTACCCTCCGTTTATCTTCCTTCGGATAGCCTTCAAGTTGTCTTGGTCTGCCAGCTCATTGCAGCCGAAGGTGTCGAATACCCACATTGAGGATTTCGTTGCCCCAGACGGTCGTTCCAGAAGCTCGGGTGTCCCAACAACATCGAAGCCGCAATAATTGGCATACTTCTGGTAGTTGGCTCGCCCGGTAATCTGTATCAATCCCCTGCCCTTGTACTTCACGCCATCGCCCTGCTGGGTGTTTCCGAGGTCTTTCCTGCCCTCGTAGGCTCTGCCGCTTGCAAGCTCCTTGGTGTATCTCAGCTCGCCCGATTCGTGAGCTATCTGTGCGAGGTAGTGAGCCATTCGCAAAGGAGTGTTGATACGGAAATGCTCTGCCCATCCGTTGATGATTGGAAGGTAGGTGTCTGCCTTGCTGCCTGCATTCGGCATTATCTTTACCAGTTGCGCTCTAGTTACCCTCATTATCTCCTCCTTTCTTCCGCTCTTCTTTCATTATCTCGACAACTGCCTTCGCAATTTCATCCTTGTTCTCAAGTATTACCTGCATCGTGCGGTCTTGCTTTCGTATCTCAGCCTTCTCGTATGCCTTCTCCCGGATGCTCTGAAACTCGCACAAAAGCAGATACACCGTCCATGCGATGGAGAAAATAGGGAAGGGAGAGATAATACACGTAGCCACGTCCATAAGCGAAGCAATACCGAATGTCGGGAAATACTTCTTTGCCTTGTCGCACGTCTTCTTCAAGCCGGTTGACGTTCTTGCAACATGCAGTTCCTTCGCCTTCTGTATGCCTGCTATCAAGTCAATTGTCATCGCTATCAGAATTGTAGCGAAACAGATAAAAATTACTAGGGCGCACAGGTATAGATGGTGCACCTGAAAATCGTGAAATACTTCGCTCATATCAATTTATTTTTTTGGGTTATTCCAATTTTTCCCAGTCGATGGTAACGCCCTTGCCGATGAAAGTTTGGTAAGAAGCACAGCGAGTGCTTCATGTAATTGTTTCTTCTTCATATTGTCTTTCTTTTAAATTTCTAAAGTCTGCGACTTAGACATCTAGTGTAATATTTATTGTTTTTTATAATACTCTTTGTCATCAGTAAGTTTCATCTCATATAAGAACCTATTAGATATTCTTCTAAAGCCTTCATCTCCTGGATGTGATGCAACACCACCTGAAGTTATAATATCATACTCAGAGGTATAGGTCATGGTTCCACTATTCAAAGAATAATCTGATACATCAAGAGTAGAAGTGTATGAGCTTCCACTGACAGTAAAGGTTACAGTGATATTCTTAGTACTTCCTGATAATGAGTTTTCTACCACATTAATAACATCAGAGATAGTTCTCTTGGCAGAAGATTTCTTTTGGATATTACCAATCTTACTGCTAGCATCTGAATCCCTTAGCCCATTATAGGATATGAATTTGCATCCAGTTTGTTTACAAGCATTTTGTATAGCCTGATACCTACTATCTGAGCTATACCACATGCCCATCCATACAATCCTTGCATTAGGACATTTGGCTCTAACAGCCTTACAGAGAGCCAATGAGCTTGCTGGGAAGACTGCATTCTTTTCTGTTGTGTTCACATTGTCTCCAAGCTGAATTGAGACTAATGTCTCATCACCTGTCAAGTTATTGACTACTGCATTAACAGCATTCTCTATTGCATCTTCACTGCTTATACCCTCAAATTCATATGAGCTATACTTGTTGTAAGTATAAGAACCATTCAGGCTCTTGATGTAAGAGTTTATTAGATAATAGTAGTCATGTTGGTCATCAGATGCAGCCATACCATACCCACTTCCAGCAAGCAATGAATTTCCAAAGAAAGCCCCCTTATTTGGAATAATAGGCAATGCCTTTAATGTACCATCATCCTGAACAGACAATTCAAACTTGTTGCCAGATGGACTAATAAGCTCAGTATCAGCTTCACCAAGTCCTGCAATTTCACTATTTATATCAGATAACTTTGATGCAACATCTTCAAACAACTCTTTAGCATTATTACCTGAAAGACCATTTACAACTTCTGAGACTTCATATACTTCAAAGTCAGTTACCCTCCATCTCTTAGTTCCACCACTGCTACCAGCAGAAATACTAAGCCAAACACTAAACTTTGTCCATTTTTTATACACCGTATAATATGCTGGGTCAAATTTATAGTCTATTTCTGTAGAGAAACTACCTACAGAAACGCACCCATCTGCATTATAAGTACTTCTACCATCACTTAGCCACATAGTAACTACATCAGAAGAACCTTCCAAATTAGGAGTCAAATCATTTAATTTACATTTTACATGAATATAATTATTTCCACTTGGTGTAAATGGTGGAGCAGTATAACTCCAAACATATCCTGTACTGTCATTACTAATTTCAAATGAATTACTTGTAACATTAGATACAACAGAACCAGTATTGTTAGCAGTAGTTAAGTATATAACTTTCTCTCCATTTCCTACATTCTGTACACCAAGTCCTGCAAGCTGATTACCAAGCCCTGCAAGCTGATTACCAAGTCCTGCAAGCTGTCTAAGATACATAATAGGACCTGTATGTTCACTATATATACTATTGGAATGGTAACAAGGATTCATTGCATCTTGGGTGAAAGTCCATTTATCCCAATCCACAACTATTGAACAGGTACCAGTCTTTCCACTATTGGTAGTTATTTTTTGGTCAAGTAAATACTTAACTCCTGTAACTTTTCCAAAATTTAGGGTAAAACCATGTAATGTATTCAAATACTTTCCATTCTCATCTACAGCATAGAATTTAACAGCCTTTGATTCACCTCCTCCAATTATTGAAACCAAAGCATATACCTCATCATCCTGCCCATCATCCCAATGTAATTCCAAGTCAAGTAAAAAATCAAGAATCTGCAATATTCTCGTGTTACTTGCACATTTCTCCATGTCAAACAAAGAAATCCTACTCTGCTTAGTATCATTTACATCTGCTAATGCAGTATTTACATCTGCTAATGCAGTATTTACAGAACCACCTTTGATTATATCATAGGAAGGAGCAACTGTTATCTTGAAATTAGAAATCCTCCACTTAGTACCTCCTAATGCTTCAATCCAAATATGTAAGCCTTCTGGATATACTAAACTTGATAATTTAGCTTCATAATATGCAAATCCTGCTTGGATACTTCTCATACTTACATTCTTACCCTCTACATAGCCACTTTGACCTGCTCTCCATATATTTATGTGGTCCATAACATCTTCTCCTACTAATTGCTCAAGGTCAAAAGTTACAAGTAGAATACACTTGTTGTAGTCTTTTAATGCAGTTAGACTTGCTAAACTGCCAATTTTTATATCCAACCAAAAATTACCAGCTCTGCTCTCAAGGTCATATACAAAAGAATTAGTTGTTACATTAGTAACATGTGATTGAGATGATACACTCTCCAAGCCAAAGACTAACTCTGGCTTAGATACAGGGATAATACTACCATTAAGTCCTTCAATACTGTCTTGCAAAGTTGCAACATCAGTATCTGTATTTTGGAACATTCTAAGTATAGAAATAAGACCCCAGTGCTCACCATGAACTGAATCAGATACAAATGATGGACTATAAGCATCAAAATCAACAGTCATGGCACTACTGTCAATAGCAATGCTAACTTTTGCAGTATATCCATCTATACTCACTTCCTTGTCTAATACATACAACAGTGTTCTCTCCTTAGTCTTAAAATTTATCATAAAAGATTTGAGTGTAGGTAGATAATGTCCATCAGTATCTACCTCAAAAAAGGTAATACTAATGTTGTTACCTCCACTCAGACTAAAAGACACTGGAGCAAAGTTCCTTCTACTATTTGAAATGATTTCAAGGTCAAGTATTAAGTTTTCAATCTCAACATATCTACCTCCGTTCTTGCATTTTTCCTCATTAAGAATAGGGATTCTTCTAAGCCTCTTTAAATCATTATACATCGCAGCTTTTGATAAGTCGCTGAGTTTATCGCTCACGGCTTTCTGAGACATAACAAGTTCCTCAGAATCTCCAGAATCATGAGCAACGCTTGTTTTATCAAATTTATTGCCAAGCTCGGTGTCCATATCAGCCTTGTTCGCCTTCTTGCCAAGCTCAACGTCCTGCTGCTTGGCAATATCCGCAAGACCAGCGAGAGCACCGCCCACCCTCATGGCTGTGTTCTCGCCCACCTGCGTAGCGTTCTTTACCGCTTCCGCCTGCTGTTTAATTTCGTCTATTGTTGCCATATATTAATCTCCTATTGCGTGAATGTGTGCCCTCGTTCCTCTCTGTGCCTTCACTTCCCCTTTCGTGGTGAATGCCTTGAGGTATTCGAGCGCATCTGATAAATATCTCTCTGCCATATCCATGATGTCGTTGTACTGCTTGTTGCTCGATACATCTTGAACGTGGTCTGAATAATCGTCTCTGTGGCGCATTCCACCTGCTCGGCTTATAATTGTGCCATCGGCACGGAAAAGCCTCGCATACGTGAAATAAGCGAGTGCCTTGCGTATTCCGCTGGTGTACTTCTGCACCTTGGTTTCGTCTTGGCTGCAATCGCCCTTCTTGGTGGTGTATTCTCCACCGTCCAGGAAGACCGAAGGCTGGAAATCGGGCAATACTGAATCACCCCACTCTCCCTGCTCGGTCGCTGCCTTGAAACGTTCCCAACCGATGGCTGGTATGATGTTCGTGTCCTCGCATTCACGAATGTATGCGTTCACTTCATCCTCATCTAGGTGTGCGCTGGTCGGTCGTGCCAGTTCCCGGAACTGTCCAACCGTGATAAGTTGTTTTCTTGGTTCTCCCATAGGCTCAATCAATTAATCTATCGTATTATTCCCTGCCGCCTCGCTGCTGATATACTTCAACGGCTGCAGCTTTGGGTCTAGGTTCTGAATGGCTGGATCGTGCCAGCTGTTGAAAATCTTCTTGAAGGCTCGCTCGATGAAACGCTGCTCGGTCGTCACTTCGCCTGCATAGTATTCGTAAGCGTCCTGCATAACTTGTCCGCTGAATCCAAGCTTGCCAATACGGATGGAGTAGAAGAGTTCTTGATGGAACTGTGCGTAGATGCGCTCAATAACGCTGCTGTCAGTTACGGAAAACTCCTTGTCGAAGTTTTTTGTCGGGAAGGCGACAACCTTCGGCTCGTCTTCCTCGTTCTCCACCTCGACAGCAAGAATCTTCGCTGTGTTCTCGTCCCCTTGGAACTGCAAAAGGTCTTCATCGGAAATCATCTGTCCGCTCTCCACCTCTTCGCCTTCCTCATTGAACTTAGGCACGCCCTTCTTGGTTACGAGCATACACGATACGAGGAAGTTGTTTCGGACGTTTCTCATCTTGACGTTTCCCAGTCCCTCATCAGTCGAAATCTCAGTGATGGCTGAATCGTAGCTGGCTGTAGGATAAATAAACTGTCCGTCTAGGCTCTGCCACAGAATCTGCCCCTTGTAGCTGTCGATGCCGCCAGCGTTCTCAATCTGTTCAAGAACGATGTCGGGGTCGGGGTTGAAGGTGTTGATGCGCTCGATGGTCTTCTCGTTCACCATCAACCGCTTTCCGTTCCTCGTTTTCTTCTGCTCCCAGTCTGGGTGCAGCAAGACGTGCGCCACGTTCCCCTTGTCGTCCGTCTCTTCCAGTCGGCAATTTTCAAAGGGTACGTGGCTCACGCTCGACACCTGCCCGAGAACGTTGTAGTTCACGTGAAGGGCGAAGCCTCCAAACCTCGCAAGGTCGCCCGATACGTTCCGAAGCAAATCGTCTGCCATGTCCCCTTGCTGGTTCATCGCTAACGCTGCTAGAATGTCGCTGTCGAAGCCGTAGCCTTCAATGAATCGGGCATAACGGTTAAGGCAGAGCATTGCCGTGCCGCTTGCTTCCGTGATGCGTGCGAGGTTCTGCGGATATAGGTTGTCATATCCGTATGCCTGCATATTGAATCGGCTGTAGCCAATATCAATTCTTCGCTTCGGCTTCTTAACTGTCTTTACGTTCATCTTGCTTGTGTCGTTTTACCTGTTGTTTTATTACTCTTCCTTGCCTGCTTTTTCGGCTTGGTCGAGGTCTTTCTTCTTGTCGCTGCCTGCTGGCTGCTTGTTCTCGATGAGTTCCTCGCTGGGTATCTTCTGGAAGTATTTCTCCATCTGTGGGTACTTCGTCAGATATTCGTGCGCTACCTTATCGGTCAGGTTTTCATTAGTGAAAATCTTACCATGGTAGAAATCCGGGCAGGAAATAATGAAACCTGCCTTCATAGCGTAATTACATGTTTTTGGCATTGCCTTTTCTTTTTTGAGTTTTAGATATATTTCAATCAAAGCATCGTGGTAACACTGCTGGCAGGTTGTCTGAACGAAACGCTTGCGTGTTACCTCGAAATATAGAGTTTCTATAACTGCCTTGTCGGTTGCATCAAAGGGACTGTCGAAACGTGCCTTCAACTCCCCGACCTTGGCTGTTGCTTCCTCGTAGGTCATGGCTTAACCTCCTACGGCTGTTGTCAGACTGGCGTACTTGGCTGCCGTGGTCTCGCTGTCGGTGTCGAAGAAGAAATAAGCTGCCTTCGGTACGCTCTCCTCTTCCAGCGTGATAAGCCAGCCACCCTCGGTGTCGTCCGAGTACTTGTCGTTCTCGCCTGCGCTTGCCTTCAGTGCCTGCGCATATCCGAATACCTGGTACTCTGCCTTTCCGTCCGCTCCCTTTGAAAGGTTGCGCAGGATGATAACGAACTTTCCGTTCGCCAATCCGTCAATGATATTTGCGCAAACATCGGGTGTATTTGCCAGCACAACGACTGCCACGGTGTTCTTCCAGCTGTTGCGGTACGTACCAACGGTAAGTTCTGTCTTGGTTCCAGTGAATGGCTTGCTGCCCTCCTGCCGGATAGCGTATGCCTTCTTGCCAGTCTTCAGCACCAATGTGTTGATTGTATTACCAACGACAACAGACTTGGTGAAGTCAATGTCGTCTCGGTTGATGATAAGTCCATCGCCCTCCAATCCCTTTGTTACCTGGTCTTCGCAAGGGATGATGATGTCCTGGGCGATAAGGCTCTCACAAGTTGTTGCCATATTAATTCGTTTTTAATTGTTATATCCCCAACACCGTTTTTGTGGGTGTTGAGGATTTGTAAACTTAATACTTGATGAAGATTCGGAGCGATTAGTAAGCTGCGTGGATCATATTCTCTTCGAGGAGAGCCGTGCCAATCTTACCAGTTGAGTAGATATAGTTTCTACGCTCCTTGTGGTCAAACCAAGCATCCAGCTCACTAATGAGCGAATCCTGCGGTGTGCCGACCATCAGCTGCTTAGGGTTACAGAAGACCATACGATGAGGAAGGTTGTACGCTGTAGCGCCTTTCTCATAGCCCTTAATCATTCTGTCCCAAATGCTGACACTGGCAATTTTAATGCCGTTGTAGGTCGATGTTTGGAAGCCATCGAAGACCTTCTCCCAAGGCATAATGTCGTGGTACGTCTTCTTGATGTCGTAAGTCAATGCGTCAGCCAGCGAGCGTGTCATAAGAAGCACAGCGTTCGGGTCATCGATGATGCGTGAGTCCACGTTCATAAGCATATTGTCTACAAGGTCGGTTGCCACACCCTGCTTGCGGATTGCCGCAATCTGCTCCGACATCGTGGTTTCCTTATTGGCTGCAATCTCGGTGCGGTTCTTTGTGGCTGTAGCTGCGAAAATTTTCTTGAAGAGACCATCGCAAGTGGTAAAGTACTCCTTCTTCAAGCCATCGGTCAGCTTGCCGCCCTCGGAAACAGTCTGCGCATCCTCAGCACCAGACCAGCCGAAACGCCAAACCATCTGCTTCATAGCACGCTCCAGTGCATCGGTGTAGATTACCATGAAGTCGGTGCTGGTGAGGTCTCCAATGTCTGTGCCGGTCTTCAAGCTGTACTCAGCGATTGAGCCTTTCAACGAATCATAGCAAATCTTGATTGGTACTTGCCAGTCGCCAAGCTTCCAGCGAGCCAATTTGTTGGCGATGCCCTTCTCGTCATACGTTGGGTCGCAACCGCTGCCAGCCTTGCCGACCATCTCCATCTCACCAATGGTGGCGATAGGGTCTCCGTCCTTGACCTTAGTGATGGTGACGAAATCTGCAATGTCCTCATCCTTGTAGAATGTCTCCTGAACGGCATCCTTGATGGTCTTCAGATTTTCGGGTTCGAGGACAAAGTTCTCGAACAGCTTTACATCAAAAGTATTACTCATAATTTATAATTATCTAATTTGTTTTTTACTTGATTTCTTACAACGTTTTAGTCCTTGCTTGGTCGCTTCTTGAAACGATAAGCCTTGACCTTCTCGCTGATAGTCTTTGCGTCCGCCTTAACGTCCACCTGCTCTCCTGCACCCTTGCCGCTTGGCTGTCGCTGTGCTGGCTGGTAGTGGCTGCTGAAGCCTGCCAGCACCTTCTCCGCACCGCCAGCCATCTTCACGGCATTCAGGATGCGCATATCCTCCTTGCTCTTCGCAAGTTTCTGTGCGCCTGCCAGCTGTGCCTTGGTGTCGTTCAACTGCTGCTTGAGTGCTGCTACCTGCTGCTGCAACTTGGCTACGGTGTCGTTGTCTGTGCCTGATGCGCTACCGCCTTCACCGCCTTCATTGTCCGGCTCCTCATTGTCTGCGGTCTGAATGTCGGTGATTACACCATCCTCGACAACGATTGTCTTGCCATCGGGCATTTCAAACGTACCGTCAGGACTTGCCTTGTCGCCAACCTGCGGGTCTCCCTCCTCACGCTCTACGGTCAGTGTCTGACCGTCCGCTGTGTTGAGTTCCATAGCCTTTGGCTCTACCTTGGCTTGTGGCTCTGCCACCGCCTGCTCTGCTTCCTCCAGTGTCTTCACGCCCAACTTTGCGAGAATCTTGTCGAGGAGAGAAGCCTTTACTTCTGTTTTCTTCTCCATTGCTTTTGGATTTTGTTGTTTTGAATTAATGAATTGCTCTATATTGCGCTTCGATGCGCTTGCGCTGATTGGTGCAACGGTGCTGCTGATAAGACCTAGGCGCAAAGCCTCGCTGGTGCTGATGAAGATGTCCTTATCCATCAAGGCTTGAATCTCTTCCCGGTCGCACTCGCACCGCTCTACGTATGCGTCCACCATCTTGTCCTGCCACATCTGCATTTCCTCGCTCTGGTTCTTTAAGTCCTTTGCGTTCAGCTGGTCGCCCAGACACCAGCCAGGAACCCACGGATTGTGCAGGAGAAAGGCTGCGTTCTCGTATGCCTTGCGGCTCTCCTTTGGTGCTGCCAGCATAATGATAGTTGCCATACTAGCTGCCTTGCCCTCCACGGTGCAGGTTATCTTCTTGCCGCTCTGTCTCAGTCGGTCGTAAATCGCCCAGCCTTCGACAACCGAGCCGCCATTGCAGAAGATACGCATATCGATGGTATCATCATCCTTCGGTATGCTTGCCGCAAAAACATCTATGTCTTGGAAACATACGCAGTCACCACCCCACCATTGATACCAGAACTTGTTGTCTTGGCTGTCGATGTCGTTGTATATTCTGAGTTTTGCCATTGAAACGTTATTTTTAAGTTTTAAAACGCTGCAAAGATACGATAATTTTCGATATGTTTATCTCTTAAACAGTTAATTTTCCTAAACAAGCCGAAAATTTGCGCTCTAAGCGGCTTTTACTGCCTTGGGCGTATAACTTTACCACCTTCGACCAAAAACCGCACAGAACGCAAATCTTGATGAAATAACAACACCATTAGAGCCTGCCGATATTCTCTATCGTCTGCACTCTCCGCTGTGTTCTGTTTATCTCTTCAACGCTCACTACTGGCTGGGGAGCCATCTGATACCCTCTTGCTACCGCTGCCGCCAGCATATCCATTCCGATGTTGCTGCCTCCGTTGTTTACTACGATAGGAACGCCACCTCCCAGCTGGTTGAATGCGGATAATATCGGGCTGAACATCGATGTCGCCTTGGCTGTCATTACGCTCTCGCCATTGGATAGCCTTGCCGGGATGCTGTCGCTGGTTCCAGTGCCAGCTCCCTGCACGTAACCGCCAACGCTGAACCCCTTGACCAAGGACTTAGCCCCTGCCATAGCACCCTTGATGATTGCCATCAGTGCGGCTGCGCTGGCTATACCAAACCACGACTTCTGCGCAATCTGCTTGGCGAGGATTTCGGCATAGATGGCTTGAATGGCTATCTCAGTCGCATCGAGAAGGGACAAAAGCATCTGTTTCAGGAATGCGTGCAGCGACTTGTCTTCCTGCTCGAAGAAATCGGCGAACCCGTCACCCATCGCCCCGATCATATCGACCATAGTCTGCTGCATTTCCTTTAGCCTGTCCTCCTGCTCCTGCTGCTTTTGCTTCTGCTTCTCGTTCACGTCCTTCTGCAACTCAACTTCCGTGTCGTGAATCTCCTGCTGCAACTGCTCCTGCACGGCTGCATAGTCCTTGTAGGCTTGTATCTTGCTGTCTAGGAAAGCCTTGTATCTCTCCTGCTTGGCTGCATCGTCTTCCTCTCCAGTTCCACCGTTCATAATGTCCGCATCCATGCGCTTCTTCTCTGCTTCCTCGAACTCCTTGTTGATTTCGTCCACAATCTCCTTGGCTTGGTTCTTGATGTTCTCTTTCGCCTTTATCATTATGTCGATAAGCTTAGCCTGCATTTCCTGCGCTTTTTCCGCTCCGATTTGCCCAGCCGCCACGTATGCGTCAATGCTTCGTGCCACCATATCCTTCTCAAGCTGCTCCAGGTCGTTGCTGTAGTCTCGCTCGTTGTCGTACATACCTGCGAGGTATCGCTTCTTTGCGTCCATTACTTGCTCGTTGTACTTGTTCTGTATAAGCGCAATCGCTTCCTGCAATTCCTTCTCCTGCTTCTTCCTGCGCTCTGCCTCTGCCTTGGCTTCCGATTCCTCCTTGGCTCTCTGTGCCTTGGTCTTGGTGGTGCTGCCATTGGCTGCTGGTGTCGTTCCCTTTTTTGTGTTCGTTGGCTCGCTGGTAGTCGCTCCACTGTCCACGCTGGCTGGCTTTATGTGCTCTAGCTTTGCATTACTGATGGTGTTATTGTAGCCGTTGACAACTGCGTTCGCCATTTCTGAGCCAGCCTTCTTCAAGTCGCCCCATCCTTCCTTGAATAATGGTGCTAAATTGAAAATGCCTTTCAGACCTTGCTCTGCTTTGCCGAAGTCCAAAGTAACGATGCCCTCCAGCAAGTCGAGGACACCCTTGCCCATTCTCGCAATCTGTTTAAAAATATCCAAGGTTATATTTCCAAAAGCCTTGATGATTGAGCCGAGGGAAACAAACAACGCTCCTAGTGTCTGAATAACTCCACGCAATAAAATACTGTTGTTGTACCAGTCGATGAAGTAGTTGATTGCCTGCACAACTCCCTTGATAACTGCTGTAAGCGATTTCTTCGCAATCGTTGACAACTGAGCCTTCATCTTCTCGAATCCACCCCCAGTGTAATCAAACAAAGAAGCCATTGCGTCCTGCAATTCCTTGGTTGCGTTCAATTCGTCTTCTTGTGCCTTGGCAATATCCCCGGACTTTGCCTTCACTTTGTCCATATCAAGTTCGATATTACCGAGCATTTCAATATACGCTAGTCCGGCATCCTCTCCCGGACCACCGAAGATGTTGGCAATTGCGCTACCTACAGCAGCACTTGACTGTGGGAGTTCCTTCAACTTATTAGCCACCTCTTGCATAACCTGGAATGTGGTCTTGCTTCCGTCCTGCAAGTCCTTTTGAACTTGCTTAGAAGAAATGCCTATTCCGTCAAGCGCAGCAGCCGTAGCGGTTGTCATTTCTCGCAGTCGTAGATTTCCTTCCTTGATGGTATCAACACCCTTGTCGCTGAAGATACCTTCCTTGGTCGCTTGCGTTGATATTGCAACCATTTCCTCGGCACTAAGTCCTGCTTCCTTGAAGTATCTCGGGTATTCTTTAATCGTGTCGAGAAACTCACCGTTGGCGTTGGCACCGCTCACCAGTCCGTCCTGCATAATCTTCAAACTCTCAGAAACGGAAATGCCGAAAGCCTTGCTCATCGTATTAGCAGACTGCATCGTCTCCGTGAATTCCAAACCGAATGTATTGGATACCGCAAGAACCTCGTTGCGCACGGATTTCATCTCGTCCCCAGTCAATCCAGTGAACTGCTTCGTCAGTCGTGTGGCTTCCATCAATCCCTTGTTGTAGTCATAGAACCATTTGAAAGCCATTCCGGCACCTGCCACACCTGCCATGGCGAGGAAATAAGGGTTGGTCAATAAGGAAAGAGCCGTATTTTTCAACGCACCAAACTTTACCCTTAGGTCTTCCACGGACTTTCCCATTTCCATGACCTTTCCGATTCCAGTATCATCAACAACATCAAAACCGAAAAACTCGGTGTTCTGTAGGTCGTCAGCCGCCTTCATCATGGAATCGTAATAGCTGCCGACACTGCGCTGAAATCTTCCAGTAGCCTCCTCAGCCTCTTTCAGCTCCTCTATCAAGTCTTGGATATGCTCCTGCATCTCCTGACCCTTGGAACTATCACGCTCGGCACGGCTCATCTCATCGTAAGCCTTGGTGGCATTTGAAAGCTGGGCACGCAGCTGCTTCAAGCTGCCCTCCTGCTCGTTTTCGGTGCGAACGTTGTTCTGTATCTCCTTCCGCAAAGTGCGAACGTTGTACTGATACTCCTTGATGGTTGCGTTGATGGCTTCCGTCTGCACCTTCATCTCGTTGGTCGTGATGGTCTTGTCTTTTTCCTGCTGCTGCAAGTCCTTGATGGATTGCTTTAGCTGGTCAATTTTCTCCTTGTATCTGATGATGCCATAGATTGCATCCTCGTACTTGACCTTGATGTCAAGAATCTGCTGTTTGTCTTCACTTACCATAGTTCACTGATTTTAAAAAGTTAGAATTCTATCTGTAGCATCGTGGCTTCCGTGTATCCATTGCTGGTGGTCTTTAGCTCAGTCACGGCAAAGTATGCGCCATACTGGGCAAGGTACACTGGCTTCGTCTCATCGAAGCTTAGAATCTCCAAGTCCGACAGCCTGAACCACTCAGTGATGATGTGCGCCCTCGAGAGGGTTTTCGTCAGTTTCGAGTACTTGGTGTCGAACGCCTTCTGTAGCTCGATGTCGAACGTCAGTGCGGCTTTTCCGTTATCATCGCCGTAAAGCCCCATTATCCTGTCCTTGCACGCCTTGTAGTCGCTAGCCGACCATACGTTCACGGTGTCGCCCGCTGCGTTCCTCACTTCCCTCTGCTTCCATCCGTAAATCGGGACTCTGTTCCCGTCAGACGGTGCGAAAGGCATCTTCCACACCTCCTGCGAGTAGTCCAGCGTCTCGTTCACGATTCTGATGTCCGCATCATAGTTCGCCACAACGGTGTCGTCCTCCTTCCAAAGGTAGAGGTTGTGCAGTCTGTAGTCCGAGATGCTGAACTCGCTCTTCCTTGGCGTGTTCCTCGCCTCCAGCGGAATGAGCTTCCGTGTCCAGTCGATGGCTCTCTCCCTGTTGTCCCAAATCTCGGAAATCCTTATGAACTCGATTTCCTTTGAGTTGTTCACCTGCTTCGGGAACACCCCAGTCAGCAGGGAAAGAAATCTCACGAAATCGATCACACCGATTTCGGGCAGGTTGATGCCTATCGGGTATGAGCCGCCATAAGGAACTTCACTAGCGTCCCCGATGGTCGCCTTTATCGTTCCACTGTAGAGCAACATACCACGGAGCACGCTATTCTTGGTGTTCTTTAGCTCAAAGGTCACGATGTCCTTTTTCTTTAGCTCCAAATTACCCTCGCCAGTCAGAAGGTGGACGAAATAAGAGCCATCTTTCTTTTGGCTCTCCACGCTGGTTGCGAACTCGCTCAATGTCTCATCCTTGGTTGTCCCAACGATGTACGTCTGCTCGTTCTCCTCCTTATACTCGCCGTTCAGGTCTATCGACTTCACCTTTATCTCGATGTAGTTGTATGGGTACTGGTAGAAGTTTTCCGTGCGTTCCGTGCCGTCCTCGGTAGTCCACGTGCGCTTCCCCTGCGGACTGGTGAAGGAAGTGTCAAATTGCCAATACGCCTGTACGCTGAAAAGCAGGGTGCATTCCTTTTCCACCGTCAGGCTGGAATACGTGTTCCCTGCCGTCTGCCCGATGGTGCTGATTGCGCTGGAAACCTTGAACTGCATCACTCCCAGCTTCTGTGTGTCGATGAAGTCAGCCCGCAGGTCGCCCACAATCGACTTGCCGTCTCCGTTTCTGGAAATCAGCGGAATGGCTAGGGTATTAATGCGCTCCAGCGATTCTGTAGGCCACGCAAAGCCCACGCCAGTCTGTTGCTTGATAAGCCCGAGGACGAAAGGGACGCTTACACTTGGCTGCTCCGTTGGGTCTGTGAGCCAGCCGCCGCTCTCCGTTGTGTCAATGTTGCCAGTCACGATGAGTTCCGTCCCTATGGAGTAGTCTTGGTTTGCGTTGATGACGAGGTATGCCGCCTTCTGGGGCGCAACGATGGTGTAGCTCTCTGCCTGAATCCCAGAGTTGCCATAGGTGAAGCCATAGGCGATTTGCTTGTTCATGCGTCTTGCGTATGACTGTCTAAATATCTCATAGCAGGACGCACCGATCACGGTCTTCATCAGGAGGACACCGACCCTTGCAGTCTTCAGATACAGACGTTCTCCAGTCTTCTTCTCCTTGCCAACGCCAACCGTTACCGTTCCAGTAGTACCTGCCGACACGCTTATATCGCCCCATTTCTCGTAGGTGTAGCTATGCATGTCCTTTACGACACCGTACTCTATCGTGGTGTCGGCGACCACTGTGCCGACCTCCACCTTGATGGTGTGCACGGTCAGTGCGTCCGCATTATCGTTCGCCCACATCACGTTGTAGTCGATGCGGTCAGTGGTCGCCGTTCCTGCTGGGACTGGGACTTCCCCATCTCCACCACCGTCCCTCGCATCGTCCGCAAGCATCAGTACGTTCTTGCCTGAGTCCAGCACCGCATACGAGCGATATGCCCCAACGCCGATGATGTTGGCAATCCTCGCAGTAGAACCTACGTGGAACGGAACGAAAGCGTACTTGTACCCTGCATCGCTCTCGACAGTTCCCTTGATGGTCTCCCCGACTTCCGTGCCTGTGGCTACCTTGCCGTATTTCAGTTCATAGGTGAGGGAATTGTTGTCGCCTATCGTCCTGTCCCTGCCCTGCCAGTCGTTCTCGAAATATTGCAGTTGCTTGTAGTTGTAGGCGGCATAGAAGTAGCCCCTTTTCACGGCATCCTCGTATGTGTCGATGGTATTCTTCCTCTCGAATGGTAGGCGCACGTCCGTCTTAAGGTCTTTCAGCTTCAAGTCCTTTTCCTGTAATGTGGTGAACGCTGGGAAGATGCCCCAGTAAATGACCACCTCGATGGTCTCCGCAATGCTGAGGACGGTCAGGCGACCGTTGCGGATAATCTCCAGCCCATTGCGGAAATATCGCGCCGTGTGGAATCTGTAGGGGTATCGGGTGCTCGCCTTTGGCTTGTCCGAGTGCTCCAGAACGGAGAGGTTGTGCGCCGTCTTTGGCAGGTTGATGGTGTAGGTGTTGTTAGCCGCCATCTTCTTAACGTCACGGAAGAGGTTGCTCTTGATGTCGAGAACCACGTCCGTGTCATTGCTTAAGTCCATCTGTATGCCGTCTATGTAAAGTTGCTGCTCTGTCATAGCGATTGAATATTAGTGTTGTTAATAACCAGGTTGCAGACGAAATCCTGCAACTCTGCCGTTGTCTTGGTGTAGCTGCCAGCCTTGATGGTCACTGGCTCCCACGAATCCCCGCCAAGGAATCTCTCTACCACCGGGCTGCTGCTCAAGTCTTGCAGGAAGTCGAACGTGTCACGGTCAACGAGCGGTGCGCAAAGCGCAACCTCGTCCTCCCGCTCATAGCTCTGCCTTCGCCCGCTTGGGTAGTCCGTCAGGTTGTCACGGATAAACTGCCCGCCGCTGCTGATGGTGCGTTTCTCATCGCCCTCGGTAAAGAGCCAGTAGCGGAGGAAGCCGTGGCGGTCTATCCACCGCAGGTACGTCCCCTTGTCGGCATCGCTGATGTCTATGCGCATAAGTTCCTGCTGTGTTCCCGATGCCTTGCTGAACGTCAGGTCGAAATGGTTGTCGAAGGTGGCTTGCTCTATCGTACCCCAAAAGAGGTAGATGGTGCTGTGCCTTGCTCCCTTCGGTATCAGTGAGCCGTTGACGTTCCCAATTCTGCCACCTGCCAGCTCCACGTACTTGTTCGGCATATCATCGTGGCTAACTAGTATCTTCACGTCACTCGTTGTGTAAAGCCCGAACGAGAACGGATAGTTTCGGAAGTACGTCAGCCGCTTGTATCCGTTCCACGTCTCCCCCTGCCTGAGTGCTCCCCAGACAAAGAAGGTCGTGAATCTGTAGTTCATTACAAGTGTGCCGCTGTCCGAATATACCTTCACGCCCACAGTCAGCTCCTTTCCTGTGCTGCTGTACTGCACTTCCTTGGTGTAGTCCATACTGGCATCCACGATGCCGTCAAAGAAAGATTGCGCATACTCCCTGTAGTCAACCACGCAGGAAGCCTTGAATGCGTCCACGGCATAGTTTAGGGTTGTCCCCTCCCCGTCCGTGAATTCCAGCTCCACCCTGCTCGTTGAGCCTCCGGAAACCTTGATGATGCAAGGCAGGAATGCGAACCATACCGCATCGGTGTATTGCAGCCTGATTCCATCGTTGTTTGTGTACTGTCTCATACCGTCTCATTGTTTAGTTTGATACTTCCCACCGACTGGTGGATTAAGAAAATAAGTCTCTGCCCCAACCGCTTCATCGTATCGGGCACAACGTTGCTGTACACGTCAGCTCTGCCGCCAGTGCGGTGCAGCCTAGAACCCTTGTTGGCGATGGTGTGGGCGATTGCCCCTGCCATACTCATATCGCCACGCTCTTGCGGTGTGTACTTGTGCGGTCGCTGGGTTTTGTAGGGAATAGGTGTGCCGTGCAGTCCCTTGTCCTTCATCCACTGGCGGATGATGCCACGGAAGCCGTATGGTATCTTTCCTGCCCTTCGTCCGGTCTCCAGTACTCCGAATGGCTTGTGTCCCCAAAGGATGGTCTCATCCTCGCTGGGCTGCTCCACCTTTAGGCTCGCTATGGTGCGCCCCGATGCGTTCTGTCCGTTGATTCTGATGTGGTTGATGATAAGCTGCCGTGCTCTCTCCACTTCCTCCCTCATTATCAGCGATGCCGCCTTGGGGTCGAATTGTATTCCTCCCTTGCTCATACCACACACCCTCCTATGCTCTGTGTCAGTTGCAGGGAGTACATTACGCCAGACACGATCGTGCTCAGCCGCTCGATGATGGTCTCGTAGTACTGCTGCCCCTCCAGCGGTTCGAACTGGTGCGACTGGTTGATGGCTCGTATCATCCTTGCCCCTGCCACCTTCATTCGGTCGATGCACTCTCCGTTGTCTTCTCCTTCCGCTCCCATCGGTACGGTGTCGAGATAAGCCAGGGCAACGTTCACGGTGTCGTAAACCCTGCCGTTGCGTATCTCTGTCGTTCCGCTGGCTGGGATGATGCACACGATTGCCGGGTAGCTCAGCTTCTCCAGCTTGGTGTCCGCTGTGTCCCAGTCCTCGAAAAGGTAGGTGTAGTCTGGTAGCGTGTCTGCTGCCAGCTGCTTCAATGTTTCTCTGATTGTTGCCATAATTATCTGGATTTACGTTTCATCTCCTCCGCCTGCAACTTCTGCAGGTTCCGCTCGTAGAGACTTCTCTTGTTGTCCATTTCCATGCACTTGTAGATGCGAAGCCATGGTGTCTTCAATACCTGGTCGTGGTCGCTGATGCCCATCCTCACTGCATACCAGTCCAGCATACCGAACAAACCGAACCGCAGGGTATCGATGCCTGCCTCCTTCTCCAGTCGTGTTGGCTTCGCTGTGTCGGTGCTCTCGAATAGCTTGTTGATGCGCTCCACCTCTGATGTTACCCAGCCGATGAGCATAACGACATCAACCGCCCTAGCCTGCTCCACTTCCTTGTGGCTCAGACCTAGGACGGTTGTCACTATCTGATAAAGACTTTCCTCGCTGTCTGATAGCTGGGAAAGGTCAATCAGCTGCCCGATGGATAGCTGGTTGAGATTGTCGGGCACTTGTTTCTCCCCGACAAACGCTGGTCGTTGCTGCTTGCCGATTTTATAGCTGGTGTGCCTTGCCACTGCCAGCCAGTACTTGAATGTAGTGTTCTTATCCATACGCTTTATAATTTTGTCGTAGTTATTGTCTCAATACGTGCGCCCTCGCCGTTCCGTGGCTTGCTACGGATAACTTCTTCAAGGCTACGTATCGTATTGCGTCTATGCCGTGATTGAATGCGTCTATAGGCTGGTTCGTGGTCTCTCCATCCCTTGACTTCTTCCACTTGTATTGCTGCATATTCTCGATGATGCCGTGGCTTCGTCTGGTTATGTTGATGCGAAAACGCTTCAAGATGTCGATGCCGTTGTTGATGCTGTCCGCTCCCTTGGTGCTTGGTATTATCCACAGCCCTTGGTTGTGTATCTCCTGAATGCTCTTAGGCTCTGCCGAGTCCGCAATGATAAGGTCTCGTTTCGTCAGTCCTTGCTCCTTGCAGCGGTCTGCGATGTCTTCGTTCGTCAATCCGGGCTGGTAGATTTCTTCATCCACCCAAAGCTCACCGTGTGCGAGAATAACGTGCTCCAGCGCAGTTGGGTCGTTGGTGAATCCGAAGTCCATACCCCTGCACTCCATCTTCCACTCCTCCCTTGGTGGCAGCTTGTCAACGATGCCCCAGTTGGTGAATATAAGCCCAGTTATCTTTCCGGTCAGTCCTCTTGCATAAACTCGCCACAATTCGGGGTCGTCAATCTCCTCAATCTTCTGATGCTCCTGCGCTGTCAGGAATCGGTTGTTTCGGTGGTCGCTCAGTATCAAACGGCAGTCATCCCTTCCGATGATGTTGTTGTGCACCCAGAAGCGTGCGCTAGGATTGTAATCTATGAACACCTGCTTTCGTGTTCGGATTGCCAGTTGCCAAAACACTTCGTAGGGCACACCGTTCGCCTCGTTCACGAACAGGTAGTCTCGCTTACCGTTCTTGGCATCCTGCGCATCCTGGTAGCTCTTGAACTCGATGATTGAACCGTTCTTTCCTCTATAGCTGCTGTCGCTCTTGTTGTTCTTGAACCAGTCCAGCAGTTCTGCCCTTGTGTGCAGGATTGTGTCGAGGTCTCGCATGGCTCCCACCTTTAGGTTCGGGAGGTCTTGACCGCACACCGTGATAATTGCCATCGGATGCTCAAAAGAAAGCACTATAAGACGCTGCATAATGGTGTATGTCTTCCCCGAGGACGTACCGCCTTGGTTCACGAGAAACCTTGGCTTCACGTCCGCATTCGGCTCATACAGTTCACCAATAACGTCAAATAGTGCCATTCTAAACAAACTAAAACTTAAAACAATTTATGGTAAAATTAATCTTTATCCAATCCCTCACGCTCGATTACTTCCTGCTCGCTGGATGCACATTCGTGCCCCGAGTTGATGTAGCGTACCTCGATGCCGCCTTGGAAGCCTGCGTTCAAATCGAGCACGACCTTATCCAGTCCGAGAAGCTTGCAGATTTGCGTCTCTGCCTTGATGATGATGTCAAGGTAGCGTGGTTCTCCGAATCCTCGCTTTTCTGCATCGTACATTACCGCCTTGATGGTCTCGATTGAAACCTGCTTTCCTCGCTCATCTACGATTGGCAGTCCCTGCTGGGTCGCTGTCTTTTCGTGGTAGTCTTCCTTGGACTTTTCCCAGGCTTCCCACGCTTCACGTATTACCAGCTTCAACCTTGCCACCTCGCTGGTTATCTTTTCGTCCGTGTCGGTCAGTCTCTCTTCCCTCCACTCCTTCAATAACCGCTGAATGTCGCAGTGCGCTTGATTGTATTTCGGTCTGTCGAGCCGTTTCCTCACCTCTGCCGTGATTTCTCGCTCTGTCCATCCCTTGCGGTATAATGGTGCGATAATCTGCAAGCGGTTCTCGATGTCGATTTTCTGCGCTCGATGTTTGTTGTTATTACCTTGTGGCATATTTATTTCTTGAAATTTACTTGATTTTTTATAAAAATTCTACTTGAAAAACTTGCATATTTCAAATAAATTTCGTATCTTTGCAAACGTAATAAGGGAAGAGTCCTTATTTACTGAAACCCTCCGAGGATGAGGGAAAAGTAAAATGAAATCCCAAAGTCTTATGAACGTACTGAAAATTTCATTGAAGATTTGGAAAATAGAAATCTTATCATTTACGATTAGATTATTCTAAGCTCCAAGGGGTGGTGCTCGAACCACCACCCCACTTTGGGATTTCGTTTGCAAATTTACGAATTATTTTTCATATCACCAAATTTTTAACATTATGAGTACTACGAATGAAACTACCTCCAGGTCTTGGGGAGGTGCTCGCAAGGGTGCAGGGCGAACGAAGAAATACGCTGCAACATTCTATTTCGGTGCTACCGAGGACGTGGCTGGCATCTTGGAAGGGGTCGAAAAGAAAGACCGCAGCGACTTCATCAACCAGTGTATTCTCAAAGCGATGGGCAGGGGTTAAACTCCTGCCTTTTTTCGTTTCCGCTCCCTTGGAGGTTATTTTGTGCGAATTTTGCGCACACGGCTCGAACGTTTCAACCACGCTTAGTTATGCGCATAGCTTGAGAACGTGCCGCATACGCCCGCATATCGTCTCATCCGTTTATTATCTCCCATTCCCCGGTGGCTTTTACCAGTTGCGCCATCGGTGCTTGGTCTGAGTACTCGCAGCTTGGGTCTTGGTTGTCCCATTGGGCAATGAACCGCGACTTAGGGAAAGCCATTCGCAAGCAGATGACGGTCTCACCGCTGCCAGTCGGTATGGTGTAGGTGTGCCCCTCCTTGATGGTGTCGGAAAGGATGATTCTGTATTCTGCTGCCAGTTGGTTCATCATATCCATTGGCAGGTGTCCGCTCGTTGCATCGAAGGAATCGGGAAAGGTGTTGCGTATCTCGTTCATACTCCACCAGCGGTTCGCACTCAGGTCGCCACCGGGCGATATTTCCACGCAGGGGATTCCGGCATCCTTGATGGCTCTTGATGCGTTGCCACAGGAAAAGCAGACGCAGCGGTCGATGTGGTTCTCTTCCATGTGCCGCTTGATGATGTGGGCACGGATAGTCTTCGCACTTCTGCTGATGTCAATCGTCTGTGCCTTGTCCATCCTGCCCTCCTTTCTCTGCTGGTTGCTCTTCCTCGCCTGCTGGCGGTGCTACGCTGTTGAAGGTGTCCGCAAGCTGCTGTGCTTCTTCCTCGTTGTATTCGATGGGCTGGAAATGGTCTTGAACGTGTTTCGGGTCGCCCTTGTAGAATACCAGAACGTTGGAGTGCATCTTTTCGGGCATTCTCATTTCCTCGAACGTCTTCTTGATTTCGTCCATTTCGCCTTTATAGAACACGAGAACGTTTTGGTGGCACTTCTGTGTCTTGCGGCTTTTCATACCGCCATCGGCTCTAAGGCATCGGGACGCGACCTGCTCGATCAAGATAAGTTCGTTGTAATAGTGCAGTCCGAGCCGCAGGAAGGTGGAGATATTGTCGCCAACGAAATTTCGGTACTCTCCGTTCTTCTTGTTTCGCACCTCTCCAATCTTGACAACCAGGAATGAACCGTCCTTCATCTTATCCACGCATTGCTTGAAGATGTTCTCGTACTGGCTCATAAACTCCTCGTATGTGCCGAGTGCGCTCATATCCTCCTTGCTATAGACTTCGAGGTCGTAATATGGTGGCGAGGTGAAGCAGAGGTCGAAATCGCTGTCTTTGATTATCTGCCCGATGTTGTTAGAGTCACCGCAGAAATATTTCACGCTGCCGTAGTCCTTGGTCGCTTCTGTATTGATGTCGACCTGCTCCTTGCGGATTTCCACGGCTTGGTAGTCGTAGCCCAGCGTACCAGCAACAACGCCCTTGGTCTGTTCCCCTCCGAATGGGTCGATAATCTTTCCGTGTGGCTTGCAGAACCATCGCATAATGATTTCTGCCAGTACTGGGTCGAAAAGGCTTGTACCTTGCGCCAATACGCTACGGTCTGCCTTGGCTTTCTCTTCGGGCGATACGTAGTTGTCGAGATACTCATCGAAAGTGATGCCTTTCTCTTTTCTGAACTTCTCGCTCTTGGAGTAGAGTTCCTTGTATCGCATTTCCTTGGAACGGACGAGGGTCTGTTCACGGCTTGCCCCGATGTCCTTGCTGGAAACGATGGCACGCCATTGCTTCTTGCGCTCAACCCAGTAGCCTTGGCGTGTGTCGAGGATTGAGAAGGGAGGAACGACAAACTTATCCACTAGGCTTGGTTTCGGTGCACCTTCTCCTTCCGTTGGAGCATTGCCCCCCTGCTTTTGTTCCTCACTCATTTCTGCCATACCGAGAATCCATTGAGGGATTGCCCAGTCCGTCAGCGGCTGGTCGCTGAACTGGTTCGCCAGTGCTTCTGTGTTCCAGTCTCCGAAGCCTGCATTATCCTTGATGATGAATTCTTTCTTCTGTGCTTCCGTGAGGTCTGATGCCTTGACTATCGTTGCAGTCGGCTGCTCCTTCCACTGGCTCCAGTAGTTGGCGATTGCCAGCTTCTCTGCATCGGTCAGTCGCTGGTCGGTGTCGAGAACGTCCATAATGGCTTCGGGTGTCATACTCACGATGTGGCAGAGTGCCCTCGTTCTCATATTGCCACCCAGTGCCTTGTAGGTCTCATCCACGACTATCGGGCGAAGCTGGAGCATCTTCGGGAAGACGAGGATGCTCTTTACCAGCTTTTGGAAGTTCGCCTCTGTTATGGTTCTCGGGTTCGCTTCGTTCTCGCTGACCCTCGAAAGTGCGATTTCTTCTGTTTTCATTTTCTTCTTGTTTTAAGTTCGAATTAATGCTTATTTTATAAACATTTGTGCAAAGATACGACTTTTTCGCTTTAGTTGTTCGTTCTTCGCACACTTTTAACTTTTATCAACATTCCATCCGTCAAAGGCTCTGATGGTCTTTTGCAGGGTTGTCTGTGCCTTTGGCTTGACCTTGACCGGGTATCCTGCGCACACCCACGCGAGGAGAAGTGCGTCTCTCTGGTCTTGGTTCATTCTCGGGAGCTTTCCGTCTGAGCTGATGAAGTAGGCGATTTCGTCTTGTGTTATTTTTCCGTCCTTGCCTTTCCAGCACTTCTTCAGCGGCTTGATTATCTCGTAGGGGATATTGTAATGCTCACAGCACTCTACGATAAGGATTCCGGTCTGATGGTTCATGCCAGTTGAGCGTCCGATTGCTGCTGCCTTTACTGCCGACATAAATCTGCCTAGAACGTGCCAGTTGCTCTTGTTGAGCCAGCCGCCTTCAATAACGACCTTTACCTTCTTGCAGCTCTCGTTCATTGCCTTGAGGTAATCTATCAAAGCTGGGAAGTTCATTTTATAGGCGAGAAACCTCTTGTCGTCAAATACTGCTCCGACTCCGCTTTCCTGGTTGTCGGGGTCGATTCCAATTATAACTGTTCCTTTTTCCATTTCGTTTTCTTTTGTTTTACTTTTGTTTTATTTTTGATTTTCTTTTTTTTCGTTATTTTCTTGGATTTTTCGTTCTAAGCCGTTATTTCTGTATCTGTGGGTAGTTGTTCGGGTTGCTGAATCCTACGTGCGTGTGTGCGCTTGTGTGCGCTTGTGCGCTAGCTCCCTACTATTCCTATCCTCTACCCTATAGTCCCTTCTCCTTTCATCGTCTTGCAGGCTTGAAACGGAAAAATCGAGGGAGTGCCTGGCGATATGCAAAATAAAGAATATCTCGTACCGAATGAGTTTATTCCACAAACACTCCCTCTTTTGATTGCAGGAGGTTCCCGATGTTCCTTGTTTCGGGATTCCTGCACTTAGCTGTCTTCTGTTATTTCATTTCTTCGTGTTCCACCTCGCTTTCTTTTTTATCGGAATGAATGCCGGACGACTCTCGTCTTTCCGAGCTGCCAGATTAATAAATATTAAGTGAAAACATTGAGCGCAAAGATACAGTCCCAAATGTGTTAAACTTTATGTTTTTGCCGTTTGCGGCATTCATTCGCTGGTTAAGTACTTATCTTGCTGCTTGAAGCAAGGATTGTTCCTTCTTTCTCCTTACACGCTCTGCAAGCCACTTGAAGTGCTCTGCCGCCTGCGGATCACGGAAAATGGAAGCCTGCGCTTCCAGGCTTACCCTATCCAGCTTCTTTCTTTCGGCTTCAATCTTCCGCAGCTCCTTCTGCTTGTCGTTGTAGCCCTTGACCTTTTCGGGGTTCGCCTTTCTCCATTCGCTCGCACGCTCGATCATCCTCTTCCGATTCTTGCGGTAATACTCATAGTTGTACTGGGAGACCCTGCGCTTTTCACGCTGCCTTTTTCCGTACTCTCTGATTCTGTCGGGATTCGCCCTTCTCCATTCCAGGTTCCTCCTCATCATCTCGTCACGGTGCAGGACGTAGTATCTGCGTGCTCTCTCACGATTGTGCTCTCTGAGTTCCTCGTCAGTGTACTTCTTCTTTCTTCCCATTGCATTCCTTGATGTCTTGGTGTTCAACATATCGCCTGCGAGTTGGGCAGTACCTGCCGTTTATGCAGTTCCGCCCTCCCTCGCAAGCCTTGCAAAGTTCGCTCGCCATAGGCTCTCTAGAATGGGTCTGACGTGAAGGCAAGGTGCTCATTTCCCTCGAATGGGATGCAGTCGATGAAGTCATTTGCCTTTCCAGCTTGTAGAAGCATGACGTTGTATCTATACGTGAAATTCTCTCCACGGTCACGGTTGTAGAACGCAGGATACCACTTGCACAATCCTCCGTTCCTTACCAGCACCTTGTCGAAAGGCTTGAAGGCTGGCTGCTCCTTCGCTTTCATCGCTTTCTTCTCTTTCTCAATCCATTGGGTGTAAGCCTCTTTAAACGTGACGGCTTCGTCCTCTGTTGCTTCTCGAAGTTCATCGTGTACGCTGATACGCAGGTCGAAGGCTTGGTCGGTCACGAACTTCTCGGTCTCGATTTCGTACTGGTTGCCGAATGTCAGCGTGTCCTCGCTCTCGTTCTTGCCGATGAGCTTGCCGATGATTGTCAGCTCTCCGTCCTCGTCTTCCTCATTGAAAACGTAGAGTTTGCCAATTTCAAACGTAAGTTTCTCCGGCTTCTCAATCTCCAGGGTCTCACGGTTCAGCTTTCCGCCCAATCGCTTCTCGATGGAGCTGATGTAGGTCTTGGCTGCATCCTCGGTTTCTAGAGTGAATTCTTCTGTTATGGCATTATCACATTCTCTGAGGTAAGTATATCCTTTCGCGCCATTTTTGCAATAATAATACTTACCAGCAAAAATTGTGTAAGTATCATCCGTAAACTTCTCGAAGATAATATGCGCAGCACCATCTTCGGTAACCAGCAAGTCTCCCTTCTTCCAGGCGAACTTGCTCCAGTCTCTCATTTTATCGGATGGGAAAAGCATTACTTCGCCTTCCTCCATCCATCTGCCGTTTTTGTCGAAGGAATTGTCGTCCGTAGTCCAGATTGCTTCCCCTTCCTCCTTGTTGGATGCAAGATGAGAGAACGCAACTTTTCCGCACATTGGCGAATATAACTTTGTGCCTGCAGGCACACCCTTCAAAATCTCGTAGATATCAAAATCTTTCTGTTCCATAATCTGAATGTTTTTTATTGTTTGTTACTCTTGTTTCTTTTGTCTGTTACAGCTTGGTGCGTCCCAGTTTCTTGTACAGTTCAATCAGCTCCATGGTATCGAGCCAGAAGTCGGTGTTGCCAACGTAAACGTGGTGGCGGTGACTGTCCGTGATGATTTCTATCTTCTTCATTTTTAACTGCGTTTAAAATTGTTCGTGTCCGCATTGTAATCCTTTAGGATACATTCTAGTGCCTTGATTTCATCATCTGCCAGCCAGATGTCTCTGTCGCCAACTGACAGATGATGAAGACCGCATTCACGGACAAGTATGATATTATTAACTCTGTTCATAGATAACTATTTAAAAAGTTCCATCTGTGGATGAACGATGTCTGCCCGCTTCTTCTTTGCTGCCCAGATGAGAAGGCTGACGTTCTTGGTTCCAGCCTTCTCCGAAAGGTAGCCGATGATGTAGGTCAGTGCATCCTGAACCGCTTCTACCTCACTGCCGTAGAAGATGCTGAGAGTATCATATCTGCTCGGGTAGCCGACCGGGCTGTCATATCCGGTCTTTCCGTTCTGAATACTGAACCCCCCATATCCAGCCGAACTGCGTCTTGGCGGTCGTCACCTTCCATCCCCAGTTGCCTGCACCCTCTACGGAATACTCGATTACGTGCGGATTGATGCAAATATCCTTGATGTTGAACTTGAAGCCTTCGTGCTCTGCGACCGGCTTCTTGATGTCGTAGCCGTTATCTGTCAGCCATTTGAGCCAGTCGTCCGAGGTCTTGAAAACAAGCCCAGCGGCACGGCATTCGTGGAAAAATAATTCATTCATGGCTCTCAATCTTTAAATCGTTGACAAGAGCATTCCGCATATCTGCAATACTCGTTATTGTCTTTAAAAGCGCACTCATAGCATCCGGAACCAATGGGTGTTTTCTCGACTTCGATAATCTTCCCTTCAACTTGTAGCAGAGTGCCTTCCTCGAATTCTCTTGCTTCCAAATATTCCGGTTCATTAATTACAATTATTTCTTTTGCCATAATTCTTTCGTTTTAAGCGTTTAAAATTTGTTTGCCTTATAATTTACCGCCCGAAGCGTGAAAACGGCTCAGAGCGGCTTATTTTGCCCTCATTCGTTATTTTTCGGGCTTCCAGTCGATGCCCAGCCGCTGCAGAACTCCCTTCTCGTAGAATCTCGCCAGTGAATCCTTGGCTGGCTTGTTCCGTGGGTTCTTCTTCAAGTCGGCAAGGTTCTGCTGGATTACCCATCGGAACTTGTTGTCCTGGCTCTGCTGGGATGCTGGCTGTCTGTGCTTGGCTAGCTCGTAGCGTTCCCCGATGCTCAGTCTTTCCGTT